TTAGGGCATTGATCTGTCCGCCTGCGCTTTCCCAAAACGTGGTCAGCTTACTAGGCGCTTTTTGCCAGGCAGCGGCTAGCTTAGTGGCTAGGCCTGCAAAATTTATTGTAACCAGTAGTAAAAACGAATTGCGTACTGGTGCGGCTGCTACTTTCAAAACTACTTTAGCGCCTTTTTTAAGTACCTGGCCTGCGGTGCGGCCTGCAGCTTTGCGGGCAGCCTGGATATTAACCTTGGCTGCTTGTTTCGCCGCCTTAGTCGGCGCCGCTTTCTTTGCTGCTTTGGCAGCTCTTAGATCTGCCTTTTGTTGCGCTGTCGCGCCGATTCCGCTTATTGAGTATAGTGCCATTTTTCTGTCTGTTGCGTATGAATACGGTTTTTTATAGTCAAAGTCTCCTACTACTGGATCGATCCAAATTTCGTTACTGGTACCAGGATTAACGACGACAAAAACGTGCTGCGGCTGTTTATCAAACATTTTATAGCTTGAAAAACGATAGGCAAACGGTATGCCTAAATTCTGCAAAACTCCGCCAGCAAATAAGCTATAGTGCTTGCAGTCGCCGTAGCCAGTAGCCAGGATCGCTGCAGGGCTTTTTACCGTCTGCTTGCTGCCTGGCTCGATCACATAGCGCACGTTATTTTTTAAAAAGTTGAAAATCTTGCGCGCTGTCGCTCGTCTTGATCCAGCATTAAAAAAAGAACTTATTTTACTGTAGTCGCCTGCGTGTCTGCGGTGCGCTTCCAGTATCGCGTCAATGATGTCGCCAGTACTTTGGTCTGCCGTCAGCATTTCGCGCCTATTTTGAAACGGCCCTAGCCTACCCATTAAAGTAGCTGCGTCCATTCCTTAGATCATTTTACTTTCACTAACAGGCACTACCAGGCCGTCCACATTGGCCGTACCAGTGAAGCTAACGCTAGTAGATCCCAAAGGCCTGCTAAGTAGCTCGCGCACTGTTTCAAAAACACCGATAGCGCTGGGCCTAGCTTGCAGCTTCAGTATGCTTTCGCTGTTGGCGCTTACGCGCTGATCACCGAACGCCGATACATTGGCTACAGCCGATCCCTGTACGTTTATAGTTCCAGTAATTGATTTTACAACGATTGCCTGGTTAGTTGGATTGGCCACTGCTAGCTCAATATTGAAAACTGGTGCAAATAGTGGGCCGCCAGGTTTTAGCGATCTAAGGGCAAACACAGCCCTTTGTCCGAAGCGGTATCGCGATAAAAAGAACAATGCTGCTGCGCCGCCTACCAGTAGTAAGATATTCCGCATTTACAATGTGCTGCGGCTTTTACGTTCCTGTCGTTTGTCGTTACCGAAAATAAAACAGATCAGCGAACTAAAAAAATCAATTTGAAAATATATTCAGTTTTGTAACTTTTCGCCGAGCCCGCGCGCGGCTCTGTAGGGCCGCTGCGCGGTCTCTGGCGAAGTTAGTGAAAAAAAATGATATTTAGTGCAAAACTGGGCCTAAAAATATCCACAGATTACCTGTATTGACCTTTATTTAAAAAAAGAAAAGTAAAGAAAGGGCATAAAAAAGGCCCAGCGTAGAAACGCCAGGCCTCCTAAACCAACCCTGCTTGCTTATGAGAATCGAATTTACTGCTTTTTCTCAAAATCGCGTATGAGCCACGTACGGCGCTCAAATTTGCCCGATTCCTTGTCGTACCAGTTAATGTACCAGGCGCCCAGGGTAAGGCAAAATTCGCCGAATCTAAGGCCGCTAGCGATGTTGCGGTATTTCCTGGGCCGCTTGGTGCCAGGCTGAAAAAAAACTATAGCTGTTTTGAGCTTTTTACTCATTTTGTACTATTTTAGCGGTGAATACAGGTGATCGCGGTTAGTTCCGTTGGTCGTTTGTCTGCGCCAGTCGAGCTTCGCTCCTGGCGCTTTTTTTTGCCCTAGAAAGGTAGATCGTCCAAGATTACACTATCGACAGGCTCCTGGCTAGATTGCGGCTGTATTGGCATTTTAGCCTGGCTTGCGCTAGTGTTTAGATCCTGGGCTTGCTGCTCGCTAAATAAGACGCGCAGGTAGCTAGTGCCTGCCTTGCTCTTATTTACCCAGCCACTAACACGGTACTGCTTGCCTGCAATAGTTGCCGATCCGCTGTAGTCGGGCTGCGTGGGCTTTTCTTTTTTGTTGCGGTACAGGCTTCCGCTGTTGTCTTTTTGTTCCATAGTTATTGCTGTTCAGTTTCCTCTGTTCCCAGGTTAATTTTTAGTTTTTTTTGTAGGGATTGCTGGTACTGGCTCGATGTAGGGTACCTGGCTCCAGCGGCCGTCAAAATTCATAATAGCGACAGGCTCAAAATCGCCGTCGCTTCGTATGTACTTAGGCTTTAAAACAAACTGGCCTGCGTCCTTGTTTTTTTCTACGATCATCGTTGACTGGCTCCAGCGATCCGTATTGCTGCCCAGGTGTCCTAGCGTCTCGCCGTGGCCTTTACCCAGGTGCAGCACGCCAATTAGTAAAATATTGTATTGCTTGGTAATTCTTTTTAGCCAGTTGGTAACTAGGCGCGTTTCTTTGGGATCGTTATAGTCCAAGCAAAGATCGAGCAGGCCGTCAATTACCAGGCAGCTACAGTCCTTATTTTCGACAAGGTATTGCTCGATCATTAGTCGGATCTTACTAGGCATATCCTCGCGCATAGTAAAAGCGTCAAAATGATCAGGCAGCTTTCGCTTGTCGGCCAGGTTAATGATTTTGTCTATTTGCCTATAAAAATCAAAGCTGCTCATCTCGGTATCAAAGTAGCCGATCCTGGGCCGATCTACTGGGAGCTGTAGCTTCATACCCCATATTGACTGAAAAGCAGGTACCAGGGCCGAAGCAGCGGCGGCGCCTACAAAGGTCGATTTTGAAGCCTTCGGCAGGCCCGAAAACACGATGTAACTTTGCAGGCAGCCCACTACTTTGCCCTGGATAGTAAAAATCGGTGCCTGGGCTGGCGGCCTATTGGCAGCGTCGTATCGCCTGGCCTGTAGTAAGTCAGTAATGTCGCGGACGTCGTTTGCCATTTAGTTAGTAGTTCCAGTATCTTGATAGCCATAGCATAAATAGGGTAGTGATCAGTAGCCAAAATTTAGGGCTATTCAATAATATGTATAGTATCGCTCTCATTTTGCTTTTCGTTTATTTCGTCTAGTAATGTTTTTGCTGTACGAATTGCGGCCTGTACTGGTGTGATCGGCTCGCCTTTGTCGGCTAGTGGGTGTTTTTTGCCCAGTTCTAAATAGGTAGGCAGTAGCATTATAGCAAAATACTCTAGCTTACTTAGGCCAGGGATCGGCGCTATAAAGCGGCCCAGGTTGTCTTGCGCTACTTGCGGTGGAAAGGCAGGGTAATTGTGGTTTTCCATTTTTTTACGGTTTTTATGGATTGATAAATAAAAAAGCTAATGTGTATGCCTGCATAAACAAGGCAAAAAATCGGTATCGCTATAAAAATAAAAAATACCAGTTCGATAAAAAATCTAGCCCATTTCATCGGGTATCGTTTTTACGTTTACAATAACTCGCTGATAATAGTCGATAGAATCGCCAATAAGATTGCGCAGCTCCATAGATAGGTTAAAAGGGATCAGCGATTGATCTACCAGCGCGCGGCTGCCGCAGGAGTAGGTAAATTCAATTTGCACCCTGGCGTCGTCTAGGTGCTTGCCTAAAAACTGTAGTGTTTTGATTTTTTGATCTAGCTCGCGTAAGTAGGCGGCGCGATCGGTAAGGATAGCCATAGTTCCGTTAATTTAGGTTAGTAAAGTCGTTTGTCGATTACAAATCTATAAAACAAAATTGCATATAAACAAAAAAAAATCTACCCTGTAATTGAGTAGATTGCCTAAAATGTATAAAAATCAGCTGTTTAAGATAAAAACAGCTTACTTTCTTCCTTTCTTCGCCTAGTCAGCCCTGGCACCTCTTTGCCTTTTACTTTATTCCAGCGTAAAAACTGCGCTGCTACTGCGGCTTTTTCGGCGCCGCTATTTAGCAGGCGTAGCAGCGTTGATCTTGCAAAGGCTCCAGGCCCGATATTAAATACCAGGCTGGCTAGCGCTAATTGTTGATTGGTATTGATTGGCACCTTTACCAGTCGCTTTACGTCGGCTTCTGCTCCTGCTACAGTAATGCGCAGCCAGTCCAGGGCTTCTTTTCTTGTAATGGTATCGCCTTTCTTAATAGGCAGGCCAGTATAAGGATTGCGCGTATTGCCGTAGCCGATCGTCCAAATACCTGCGCTGTCCTGGTAGGCTTTTAGCTCTAGGCCCTCGAATTTTGCTATTAAACTAGCTGCGCTCACGTTAGTAGTTAGTAAGATTAGGCCCACGATCGCCAGGGCAATAATATAGTTTTTTGTATCTTTCATTCATTACAGCCCTGTTTGATCCAGGTCTTTTGCTGCTGCTAGGCCCAGGCCTGCGCCGATAGTTGTAATGCCAGTTACCAGGTCGCCTTTGAGTATAGCTGCAATGCCGCCTACGATAGTGGCGAATCCAAAAAAGGTAGTTTTCCAGTTTTTAAATAGCTTTTTCATTTTTTACAAAGTTTATACCGTTATAGATTATCGTAGCCAGGCCCAGGGCCGCCATTATTGTACGATCTTGACCTTTGAGCTTGGTAGCAGCGTAAAGCATAAACGGGCCAATGTAGGCCACGTCTGCCAGCCTAATTAGCTGCGTTTTCATAGCGACGACCTTTTAAATTGCTGGATCAGTATGTCTAGCTTTGTTTCTAGCCTGATCAGTCGCTCGCCGTGATCATCGTGCTTGGCCTGCTTTTCTTCTAGCGTCTTTACGCGCTGGTTAAGTACGGCCCAGGACGCCACAAAGCTACAAGCGCTACTAATTACTATCGTCGCTATGTTTAGATCCACTTTCTTGCTGTTTTTTAGTTTCCTCTGCTATCTGCGCGTTGGTCTCGCGGAGCTTGGCCTGCAGCCATTCGATATTTGCTAATAGGTCGTAGGCCTGGGCTTTTAGTTCTTGTACGTTTGCCATTGTTTTAAGGTTGTAAGGTTAAATTTAATTGCTCGCAAATATACTGATAAGCGGCTAAATTAACGTCGCTTGACTGGCCCCAGGTAGCGTATGCGTCGCCGCTTATGCTGGTATTACCTTGCGCCAGCGCTTGCTTAGTTTCGTCCTCGCCTGTACCAGTAACGCTGCTAATTACCCAGTAAAACTGCGCGTAATTACTCAGGTTATCGTTTACGATAGACGCGTCGATAAAGTTACCGCTGCTTGCTTGTCCATTAGTCCATATCTGGACTGGTTGAATTGAATATCCCATTTTTATTTTATTAAGTTACGATTGCTAATTTATAAAGAGTGCCACCCACGTCAAGTTCAATGTATTGAGTAGTGTCTAACACTACTGTTGCAGCTACGCGGCTACCTAGTTTCCACGCTGCGGCTGTACCGCCACTAGGCGCGCCTGTTGTTAAAGATCCTACGGTAGATATATTACCGTCACCAGCGAAAGTAATTCTATTATTCCACGATCCTTGATAGTTCCAAAAATCTAAACCATAACTTGCGTTAAGTTGTAAAACATATTGATAAGAATTTGCAATATTTACAAATGCTTCATAAGGACCGCTACCAATAGTATTGCTAGCTGTTCCGTTAATAATTAAATCACCACTATCAACATTTAAATTACCGCCAACGGTTAATGTACTACCAATAAGTGCCGTTCCATTTACTTGCAACTTTTGCCCCGCGTCTGTCGTTGTGCCGATAAGGACATTTCCATTACTTTCAACTTGCATTCTAGTTTGAGCTGTTGAACTTGAAACGGTTTGTATTACAAAATATCCGTCAGTTTTTGCTCCATTAAGTACACCTACTAATTTTGCAGCTGCGGTAGGTACTCCACTACCATTTGTAGTACCCAAAGTAAAAATAGTACCAGCGTCGGCAGCGCCCGTAAAATTTCTATAAATACCTAAACTTTCAGCGTCGCCCTGATCTAAAATCGTTAAACTTTGATTAATATTACTAGTTAAACCGATACCAACTTTCCCCCCACTTGTTATTCTCATTCGCTCGGATACACCACTTCCATCTCTGGTCATCATAACCATTGCTCCATTGTTAGAGCCTGCACTTTCACCTACTACACCAATTCTTGCTACTGGATTTGAACTACCGCCATCTGTACTTGCTTGAAAAGAAATTACTGAACTATTTATTCCACCAGCATTGGTTACATTATATAATCTTGCAACTGCTTGTGAACTTGATGTTGTGTATGCTCCCGATATAGCTGCATTTACATCTAAATTAGTGACGGGGGAAGTCGTACCTATACCTACATTTCCAGTAAAATCAGCATTTCCAGTTACCTGTAATTTATTACCGTTATTAACCGTACTGCCTAGCAGCAAATTTGCCGCCATATAGTTTAGATCGCTAGCGCCAGCTTGATAAACTCCCCAACGGTTAGTAATTGTTAGCGCGCTATATTCGGTAGTATCGTTTAGCGCTATTCCGTAGTAGTTAGTAACGGTAGGGTTATTAGCGCCAGTATAAATAGGCGCGTAAGCGTGAAAGCCGCTAGCGTGCGTAACAGTACAGCCAGCCTGCGACGGACTAAAGCCAAAATTTGCCTGCACGGCTGCAAAGCTGCGAAGCTGCCCCGCTAGTCCTTGCTGAATTGTTACGGTATCAGGTCCGCTATTAAATTGTATAAAGGCTTGACCAGAAAAACCGCCAGCTAGTACTGTTCTAGGGATAGTGGCGCTGCCTTGAAAAATATCGTTATGAAGCGCACCCATAGCGGTATAAGCAATACCTGCGGTATAGCTAGCACCGTTAGGCGTAGTAGTAGTTAAATAACTAAAAATACCGTTTCTATTTACGCCAGTCGTTTGCGTATAGTTATGCTCGATTAAAGCATTTCCAGTAACTTTAAAAGTTTCTGTCGTACTAGGAGCGCCTGCTATACCTATATGACCGCTTGACCTGTTTATCTGTACTGGAGCGTCAATAAATGTACCTGCGTCGTCGTAGCGTCTTATTTGTAAATCTGCGCCAGCGTTTGTGCCTGTTTCGTTTCCGTCCACCCAAAACGCCCACCGCTGTAAATCGTCCGTTCTAAAGCTAAAGATCCTGGCGACGTTATTATCTGCGTCTAGAATCATTCTAGCCACGTTAGCGCCGCCGTCCGCGTGGATCAGGCCGCTGGGAGCTGCTTTATAGATCCCGATACCTGCTCCAGTAATATAAAAAGGCGTAGCGGCTGCGCCTGCGTTTCTTAGTAAAAACCGATAGCGGCTGCTATAGGTAGCGGCTGCAGCGTCGGTAGTATCCATTGAAAATTGATTGATCCGCTCCGTTCCTGCGTCGTCAGGTAGGCCAAAATGAATACCAGTAGCCATATTGACGCCAGCCGTGCCACTGGTTAAAGAGTGGCGAATTAATATCGGATATTGACCAGCCGTGCTGTTTGGCGTGGCTTCGTCAAAAATACCAGCGTATCCGCTGCCGCTAGTATTATTTTTAGCAAATATACCGACAGACGTTGCCGACGTGCCTGCTACAGTAGTGATCTGCGAATACATCCCGAAAGCGTCCGTATCTACCACGTGAACGCCAGCCGTAGGCACCGCCGTACCTACTCCAAGAAAACTGTTTGTGTTATCCCAAAATAGGTTAGCGCTAGATCCGATCGCCTGGCTACTTGTAAAGTAGGCGACCTGCGTCGCCGTACCGCTACCGGTGATCGTACTAGATCCGGGCCCGCCGATTAGATCCCAGGTCGTGCCATTATCCCGATAGATCTCAAAAGTATCGTTACTAACAAAGAGCCTGCCTGTCTGTCCTGCGGCTGGCCTGTTAGCAAACGTATTACTATTGATAGCTGGGGAGCCAAGCTGATTTAATATATTAAAATTTACAAACACTATACGTAGCGTTTAAGTATTACTGTTAGTTGATTGATACCAGCGCCGCTAAAATTAAACGAATACACTTTTACGTTTATCTCGTCGCGGTTTCCTGTTACGTTCCAGGACTGGTTTGGCGTCAGCAAAAATCCGTCCACGGTTACGTTAGACGTACCCTGATTGACGAATATAACGCTATTGGCGTTCGTGTCCGTCTGGCCACTTTGCTGAAAAATCTTTGTCTCTGTTATGAATTTTACACAGGCCATTATCTACAAAGTTTTTGATCTTTAGCGTATTCCTGGCGCATTGTGGTCTCGTCAGGTATGAAAGTCGTTTGATCGACGATATTAGCGACCATTTGCCTAGCTGTACTAGCAGCGCTCTCGGCGCTAGGCGAAGCTGGGCCAGCGGCTTTTTTACGACGTATCCAGTAAAAATATAGCGCCGCTGCAGCGGCTAAATATAGTAGTGTTCCTCTTTTCATTTGTCTAGTTTTATACTAACACATTATCGCCAAAACCCGAAAACCGAATACCTTTTGCCAGTTGCTTTGTTACAGCCTTAGCCTGCGCCCTGGTAGCGGTCTTAGTTTTTACAGCTCTTTTTACAGCCGTCCTGCGCTGCGCAGCTCCAGGCTTCTTAGTAAACAGGTTACTGATCAGCTTGGTGCCAATATCTACAGCCGATGGCCTAGCTGGCGGCATATCTATAGGCGCTGCGAACTCCTGCTCTGTTATTCTTTCTGTTGGCCCTGCTTCTACTGTTACCCTGGGCCGTCTGCGAAAGGCCATAAAGGCAATAGCAGCGCCAGCGATCAGTATTAGGGGTAAAATATTTTTTTTCATCGTGCTGGTAATCTGTTTGTGTACGTTAATAATGTGCGAAGCTGGCTATCACTTAGGCCATCCCAGGGTAGTATGCCGCCGCCGTTAGTCAAAAAAGTTAGTAGATCTTGCCTGTAGCGCTGTTGGAATACGTCGGCCACAAAAGATACGGCAGCCTTTGTCTTAACCTGGCTAAACGCGGCCATAACAGCATTAAAGTCGTCTTGGAATACTCCAAAGGCGTCGTGGATCTGTTTGGCTAGTCGCTCGGCCGTGGCCCTGGTTACTAAAATACCGCCAGTACGTTTATAGTATTGCGGCTTCCAGTAACTACCTGGATCGGTAATTTGCTGGGCCGCGCTTTGTGTGCCTGGCCCTGCCGCAATACCACCTGCAATAAGTAGGCGCCTAATAGCTGTAAAGGCTAAAAGGCCGCCGCCGATCAGCAGGACGTCCGTAGCTGATATTTTGAACTTTTGTGCCATTACTTGCGCAGCATTGATAACAGCATAGCGATCTGGGCCTGCGGCATTGCTGCCAGCTTAGCCAGGTCGTCGGCTGTTACTCCTTTACTAAATAGCGTTTGAACGATCTGTTCGACGTCCTGGGTGCCGCTAACGTGCTGCACCTTGGGAGCGCTGAATCCGTTGACTAAGTTACCTAGCATAGCGATTAGCATTTGTTGTACTTGTGGTTGCTGCAGCATACCAGCTAAAATACTGGACGGCGTTACTGGTTGCTCTTTTTCTTCTTCTTCTTCGTCGTCGTCTGCTTCCAGTTCGGCCAAGCGTTCAGCTCGTAGTGCGCGGATCTCGTTTAAAATCTCGTTATTGACCTGGGCTTGCTGGTTAGTTACTCCATAGCCAGCTACCATACCTAGCGGCGCTTCGTTTAGCACAAAAACCTTATTTATCGCTGGCGCTAATCTTTCTTTATCCTTGTCGTTGTATAGGCCAAGAACAAAATTGTTATAGTCGTCAGGAGCAATATAGGAAAGCTCGGTCTGTAGCTTTTCATAGCCCTCGTCCTTGCTTTTACCGTCATAAGCGCCAGTAATGTTTTTACCCATTACCGAAAACCTAAAGATTTTCCAGGCAGCCTGCGGCTGCTCGTTGTACCAGTTTAGGACGGCGCTTGCGTTTCGTAGTTGTGCTGTTGCAGCCATAGTTGTTAGATATAGTAAACACCGAAAACAAAGCTAATATTAGTCGTGTTAGCAGGTGCCGACGCGATAGTGATATAGCTTTTATCCCAGGTTATTTTTTGTCCGCTAAATTCGGGCAGGCTACGAACGAAAGGCGCCGACGGCGTGCTGGTAGCTTGCGTGCGAATAAGCGATACTAAAGGAATTCTAAAAAGATCCTGGCGTTCGTTTGAGTACAATACCAGATAACTTTTTTGCATAATAGCTGCGGACGGCAAAGCGACGTTATTAGGCGATACAGTTACAGTATCGACGGCAAATGTCTCTAGCGCCATTAGCGCGGTGTAGCGAAGTTTAGGCAGGTCAGGAAAACTCCACTGCGTTTGCGTCTGTCCTGTTACTGCTACTCCTGGAACGAGAAGCTCGACCAGTTCGTATTTAGCGGCCTTAAATGCCATTGTAAAAAAATTTACTTTATTAAAAAATAGGGCCAGCCATTTGACTGGCCCTGTATTTTACCAGTATTAACGAACTGGTGTAACGTTTTGGGCCAAATGACCACGCAAAATAAGAATCGCGCGGCTGTTAGTTTCAACGGCCGCCATAGCTTGTGGCAGTTGAACTTGCAGGCTGTTTTGCTTAGATCCTACCAGTACCCAGGCTGGCTCTACTGGATAGAAAGCGTCCTCGCTACCGTCGTTTTGATCGACGAATGCTTGCGTATTGGCAGCATAGTAAGGAGCTGTTTGAGCTTGTTGCTGGGGTACTTTGTAATGACGATACAAGTCGTAAGCAGGTACAATTTGACGGTTGTTAACGGTCAAAGTAAGGCTGCTGTTGTACCAGTTCAGCAAGCTGGTTGCGGTGTTAGAAGCCGAGAACGTGATCGGGCTAGGGTAGGTAAACAGCCTGTAATTTGAAGCTGTTGAGCTACCAGGTACGGCGAAGAAAAGGCCGATTGAGCTGCACACGAAAGCGTCTTGCAAATTAAGGCGCTGCTCGGTGTTAAAGCTCGTAGTGTTTGAGCTGCTAACGTCGTTAGTGAGTACAGGAAACTGATAGCTAGTGATAGTCGTTGAAAGAGCTACCTCTAAGCGCAAGTACGATTGAGACAGTACTGCTTGTCCGAGCGAAAAACCTGCTGAGTTAATCGCTTGTTTTGCCTTTTCAAAGGCTAGGCGTGTGCCAACGGTTGATGCCATTTTTTTTGGTGCGCCATTCGTATTGCCTGGCGCTGGGCTTTTAGTTTAAATAAAGGTGAATACAGGTGTATCGTTTTTTAGTACATTTCATCTTCTTCCATACCAGCCAGGACAGAAAGATCGTCGCCAGCCATTACGCTGTCGTCGCCAGCGATAACGCTAATGTTATCGGGGATCTCGCCTACTGTTACAGGAAAAGTCATTGTGTCGTCCATTTGACCAAGGGCAGGGATCAATCCACCTACCAGGCCTGCGCCACCTGCTGCGATCATACCGTTACCGATAGCCTTACCCAAATCGCCTTTTAAGATCATTGGAAAAGCTAGACCGATACCCAGTACCGCTGCATTTTTGATACGATCGTCGCCTACAGGAATAAACCCAGCAACTTTTTTACCGATTACAGCTCCAGCAATAATACCCAGGGCTGCTTGAATGTTGGCCTTGCCAACGGCTCCCATACGACGGCGTGATGTGCGTCTTTTGGTGCTTTTTCTACGTCTTGCCATTGTTTTGTTTTATAGTTGTTTTATTACGTCCTAATTTACCAAAGCAGCTTATCAGCGTACCAGCCTGGCGATCGTCTTACCGATCTGTCGGCCTGGTGCCTGATCTTGTATAGGCGCCGCCGCTTTTCAGCTACCGTCTTTCCGAATAACTTTTTATAGGTCGGATAGTCCAGGTAACCTTTGGCGCCAACGCTCGTTATGTAGTTTCCTTGTCGGTCATATACGTCTATTTTTTTGCCTTTCCTGGTGCTAGGCCTGATCTTTACATTTAGTCGCCTGGCCTGCGCTTCGGTATAGGGCAATATTTTATACATTATGAATAATAGTTTCCTAAATCAAATTCTTCTTTTGTTCTTATAGCATATTGACGTGCTAATAAATTTCTATCATTAGTATTCAATAGCTCATACCATTTATCCCCACGACTACCAAATTCTTTGTTATATTTTTTCATAGCTGCTTCAACGTAATAACGCCAAAGTTTTGCTGCCTTATCTATATCGTATGTACCCTTTTTATATTTTTTGCTCAAATTCATCAAAATAGGTTGACGGCTTTGAAAATATAATTGGCTATCATTATCAGCATACAATTCTATCTCTCTTGCTGCATCGGGATCGCTAAAAGTTGGTAAATCGCCAATACTTTTTCTTTTTGCTACAGCGTAACCGTGAGTAAGTTTATAGCCTTTTTTTTGTAGTTGCTTTCTTAATTCTTTACTCTTAACTTTTACTCCACTAATTACACGAATATTTACATTGTGGCTTTTAGTGTCCGTGTGCATTTCGCTAGTGCGCTTGCTTTTTTTAGCTTTTACCTTTGTAGCTGCTTTTTTCTTTATAGCTCCTACTCCAGCTCGCTTTTTACCATAGCTGATCGCCCAGGCTTGCTTTACAGCTTGCGCCTGCGTTAGCTTTGGATTCTTTTTGCGCAGCTTGGTAGCTTCTTTTACGACGGCCTTAAATTTAGCCCTGGCAGCTCTTTGTTTTGCAGTCATATTATTTCTTTCTAGTTACAAAGTATAAAACGGCAGCGCCGCCGATCAGTAACGGTAAAAAATTAGGTTTTTTAGTTGCAGTAGTCGTAGCTGGTGCCATATCAGTTGTAGGCTGAATATCGCTAGGCTCAAAAACTTGATCAGCTACGTCGATGTTAGTGGCTTCGGTAGCGGCTTTAGGCTCCAGGGCCTTTTTAGCCAACTCCTGCGCTCTTTTATTTATCGCGTCCTTGCCTACCTGTACTAGCTCGGCTGGATCGATTCCGATTTTTGTAAAAAAGTCGGCTACCTTAACTAACAGCGGAGCTGCAGTTGCGGCCGCTGCCGCTGGTGCTGCAGGCGCTACGCCGATCTGTTCGTCCATTCCGAATATTCTTTTTTTCTTAGATCCCTTTTCCCAGGCTTTTT